CTGCTGAATAATACGGTATCTTAATACTTAACGCAGGGTTGACTCGAGTGTCTGTAAACTCATAACCTCGAGATAGAATGGCCCTGCTAGGCATCCCTGCGCTAGCTACGGCTCGGTACACTACTAATTTTGCAGGCCCTTCGCCTGCAACATAGTAATGTCTTAACATGCCTCCTCTCACACCGACATGAGATCTTAGTAAATAGCTATAAAGGCTAACGTCACTTACTGCGAAAAAGTGCAAGCTCTCTCTGCCAGAATACTCAGTTACGCCTTCGGAAGGGACGTAAGTGTTCGCCACACTAGCGACTTGCAAGAGACTACGCAACGAGTTCATCCGTTCACCACCGCAAACAGATAATATCTCAGTGGTGTTTGGTCTCACTCCAACATACAAATCACTAGGAGGCTTCGGTATGGTTTGGGCTTCAACTTTAAACTCGGGAACTGTAAAGTACACGCCTGTCAACCAACAAACTATGCTATTGGTCCCAGACCCAAGCCATATAGACGTCTGGTTGGCCTTGAGCCCCGTGATTAAACAGCCTCTTGACTGTACGGTATTCACACCTGTACTACCGCAATTTGTCAGGTGACCAACATTCATTTGTCCTTCGCCAATTGGGGCGTACCACATTGCCAACTTGGCGCAAGCCGAGGAATATTCTACCGGCACTAAGATCTGCTTTCCTCCTTGTAGTTTAAGCGCATCATGTGTAAGCCCGTCCACGCCCTGGAGAGTTACTTTTGTATAACCACCAAGACTAGTAGGGTTTATGTTGGCTACCATCGTGTCATAATCCCAATACTGCCATCCTGTACCTTTAAGCATACTTAAGGTGACTGAATGAATGATAGCTGTTGAGCCGGTTATGTTGATAGTCTGAACTGTAGATCCTGTGACATGTGGGTTAAACACATATGGGGTGGTATGCGAAACTCCATCCACTTTAAGCTCACCGGTAAACTCGAACGTTGTATCTAGAGAAGGCACTCCTGGTAAGCCAATCACAGGAACACGCATAAATGTAGCTCCAGTAGTGTACAGAACCTCGTCTCCACTGTCTATGCCTATTCCGCCGTCGCTCGCTATTACCCAAGCTGAACTAACAAGCTCACTTATCTGATCGCAAAGGTTGGGCTGTGTCGGTTGAAAAGTTGGCTGCTTTGTTGGTTGCTTAACGGGCACCATAGTTCCTCCCACCGCCGGAGCAGTAGTAGGCTGAGGCCCGCGCGTCGCAGTAAGAATTGGAGGCTGAGTCGGTGGAGTTACATTTGAAGTTGGCGTCTTAGTAGGAAAGAACGTAGGCCAAAATGATGGCTTCGCAGAATCATTTGGTCCAGTTTCGTGTGTAGGTGTCTCAGTAGGGGGAACCGTTTGTGGTGTCCCTGGAGGATAGGAACTGGTTGGCTGAAGCGTTGGGTCTGCTGGTGCAGGAGCACTAGTCGGCGCTCCTCCACCTGTCGGTGCCAAAGTAGGCGCGCCTGTGGGTGCATCTCGGCCACCTCCATCTTTAAGAGGGTCCTTGTCCCTACCCCCGTCACGAATTGTAGTTCCAGTGTTTTCCGGTGGCATAATGCGCGATCCAATAGTGCCTACTAAATCCCTTCCCGGCCTGTTTATTGTAGGTTCTACGTTAAAGGGCTGGGTAGCGAAATCATAATTGGTTAAATAATCCACATTATCTATAAATACCGTGTCCTCATCGGCCCACGCGAATAACTCAACGTGCATAGTAGGCTCGACCAGGCCCGTTCCCACGGCTGGGGATAATACTTCCATAGATAGTACACCATTTGTGTATGTAGGAG